CTATACATCTTTTGTATCCCCTACTACTTTCTTTTCTTCTGGGCCGGGGATGTTAGGCACAGATACAGGATATAGAGCGTTATAAATAGCATCTACTTTCTCGGCTAAAAGAACCATATCTTGAGACATGTCAACGATGTTTTGGTTGATTAGCTCAAAGATGTTTCTAGGTTGTTGTTTCTGTTGGTCTGCCATATTATTTCAAGAATTTATTTACAAAGAAGTTATTTTTAAAATTGGAAAGAGCCTGCGAAAGTTTAGACGCTGTAACAAGTATACCACTCTGATACTTCGAATTTACAAAGTCATACGCTGCTTTCTCCAACTCCTTTATCTGCTGTTCGTCTTCAGCATATACATAAATAGTCACTTTGTATGGTTTCATCACGGAGCCGGTATTGGCGGAATGTCAATAGGAGGAGCCACAGGAGGCATTACCGCACGGGGAGAACCGCCCCGGAACGATTGAATAAGATCCCAAGCCTGAAACAGATCCTCTTTATTCTCTTTCACCCATCCGAAAAGCGAGCCAACATTACGTGTTGCCTGTTGCATCATTGTAGGAGGCGGAACGTCAAAATCCGGCAGAGAAGCTATATCCTCCGAAAAGAATTTATACAGCTTTTGCGCCTTGTCAACATCATTTCCGCACGCCTGAAGACAACTGGCCTTTAAGGTCATTTTCGAAGACGGATTAATCATTCCCAGATTTATTTTATTGTTTCGTCCAAACATGATTATACGAATAAAGGAAGCGGCACACAGTTATGTGCACCACTCCCTAATGATGATTACTCACCGCAAGTGTCGCAACCGCAAAGGCGGGAACCGGAAACACGAGCTACACGCAGGTAGTTACAACCACCAACAGCGGAATTTAATCCCGTGCCGTTGTTGTTATTCAGCAATGCGAGAGCTTCAGCTGTAGCCAGGGCACTAGCCGAACCACCTTGTGCCATGGCACCGGTAATGTTACGCAATGTCTGGTTTACGTCCAGGTTAATGCTAGCACTACGGGCGTCATCCTGGATTGCACGAGCTGCAAGAATATCAATCGCTCTTGCATTACCGGCAGCAGCATTTTCTGCAGCACGCATGCGTGCCTTTGAAGCCTGGTTAACTCCCCAAGCGGCAGCAATAGCCAGCAACAAAGCACCACCACCTAAACCGGCTCCAAGACCAATACCGGTAGCAGCCATTCCACGCTCATTTCTATGGCAACATCCATAGTTGTCACCGCAACGTCTGTTTTCCCACATAGCGAGATCACCAGATGTAAGATAATTACCTTCCATACGAAAAAATCTTTTGTATTCCGGTCAACATTGACCGTGACACAAAGGACAGGAAAAGAGCGTTGCTCCTAAACTATTCCGTTGCTACCTCATTGCTAATATGTTGCAAGTTCGTTGCTACGCTCCATTTTTTGATCTTGTACTGGAAGTTGTTCCGGATCTTGTTTACTGATTGTCTTGTAAGCTTTGTAACGGAAGATATTTGGGTATCGGTGAGCTTCTGGGAAAGCAAATGTATGAGAATATATCTTGCGTCCACCGCTTCTTCGGAGTTGCTATGGATCATATCGATCTCCTCTACTCCCGTTTCTTTTGACACGGCTACGACCACTTCTTTATATAAATCTATATTTTTCATGCTGTTAAACATATATAGTTGAAAAACAAAACATCGCAAAATCTGTTGATAAAGCTACGAAAGCCCCTTAACAGTCCCTGCGATGTTAGCCCGTGTATGATTTGGTCGTCTGAAACGGGTGTGGGGCTTTCTTCTTTCCCCGCCCCTGGGGTATTTGTTAACGATTACCGGCCTTCTACTTTACCGGTTCCCGATTAATTTCTGATTATCTCATAATTTTTCCTCCTTTCATTGAACTTTTTTCATTGGAAATTGTTGTATAGCTGAATTTTAAACTTTTCATACCGGGGAGGTCTGTGAAGATATTAGCCGGTTAATTTCTGAATAGCTTAAGCATTAACACAATAGATAGTATTACAATTACGCCAACAGCCCAGCCGCCAAGCTCTATTTTCATTTGTTGCCACCGGGTTAATTGTTTCTCCACCGGATAAGGGATCTGCACGGAATCGGTCAGCATTACCGTATCTGTTATGTTAATTGTCAGATACCGGTATTTATACCGATACTTCTCCTTGTAGACAGTATCTCCCTTTACGAATAGGAATATACTGTCATGCTCATAGATGCTGTCAAAACGGATGCTGTCACGTGTCTTGTACTCCGTTTTCACGGTCTCTACCGGAACATACTTGATGCTCCGGCAGGATGTAAGACATATTGCCAGCGTCAATAGAATGATGTAGAGCAAGTTTTTCATAAAACGCTATCACTTGAAGACCACTCCGAACTTGCCAGCAAAGCATTCAATTCTTCGCCTTCGTATACCGGATAAGGATAAACCGGCTCTTGCGGAGTATCCTCTTCGTCCAATAACGGCAAAGTCATGATACTTGGGAACAACTTTTCATAGTGATCCAATTTCATAATCACCTGGGTACCGTCAACGCTCTTTCTCGGGACTAGGTGCAGTTCATCGAGTACCTCCTGCGGTATCTCGTTCAAATTCGCTGTGGGGAATGTAATGTATTTCATAATTGCTATTAAAAAGTATAGACTCCAATTATTCAAATATGCCATATTTATCATAGACTTCAGCCCATGTCATAACATCTATTTCCCCAGCATTTTTTTTCTCTAATACATAGTTTACAATTTTTCTATATTCTTCTTCTGAAATTCCAGAAGAAGATAATGAATGCATTGTATAAGTTTTATGACTTTTTTGATTTATTGCATTTTCAAGAATAGGCTTGAATTGCTCTAATGTTTTCACACTACCGTCATTAAACCCTGAAAAATTATTATCTCCGTATGAATATGGTAAATTTTGCCCGTACCCATTACTGTATTCGTAATAAAAATAAAGATAAGGGGCGAGTTTATTTCTCAAATCATCATTTGGATTTGAATTTGACACAGCTGCCCCTCTTATATCAATACCTATTTTCATAAACTCTACTTTAGAATCTATGAAAATAGGTTTTATTGAAGTTTGGTAATCTTCAGAAGTAAAAGTAGAGATTGAATGTTCAACAATTTCCCCTCCATTTTTTACTACAAATTGACACACATCGGCACACGTATCTCCGATTTTTTCATCACTCATAATAATTCCATTAACCAATCTTGTTAATTTATTAGCAGGTGCTGCGATAACTATCGGAAGTCCTGCATCATTTACTATTTTAACAACTAAATCAACATCAGAATTTAAGTCATCGCATTTTAAAGTAATTATTGGCTTTTCAAATTCTTTCCATTTAAAATTTTTCTTTTTCCTTATCAATTCATGTCCTTTACTAAACTCTGTTATTTGTTGTATATCTAATAAATTTCCTATAGATATTTTGTTTGAATAAATACCATCTTTAATTCCTAATCCATCCACAGACATGTTGACGCTTATTTGTTCTCTTGTCGGAAAATTAAACCAAAGATACAAACCAGATTGTTCCGCTGTCCATGAATCTAATGTTGATTGTTTTACTTCGATAGGTTGTTTTTCTTCACCGACTTTAGGCTCATAATCAAATACATAATAAGTGACACGTTCATTTAACGGAGTGTAAGTAGCTCCCTTAACACATTTAATTGCTACACCATTATAACCATTATCTATCGACTTCACAAAATATGAACCATTCCATCGAATATTTGCCGCATCTTTACTTGTCAAATGATATTCTTTAGATTCAATTCCTATTTCCGTTTGAATATCATTAATGCAGTTTTTTACGATTATTATATCTTCCGAGTTTTTTTCTGCATTTTCTTTAACTTCTCCAATATCATTATATACCCCATAACCAGACACTCCCATATTTACACTAATTGCATCCTTTGTTGAAAATTGAAAAAACATATAACCATCAACATCAGCAGTCCACGGGTCAATTGTACTATTTACATAAGTATTGGGATGTTTATTATATCCTAAATATGGTTTTTCTTCAAACACATAAAAAGATAATCTTATTCCTTTTAACGGTGTATAAGTAACTCCTTTAACACAACGAAACATAACTCCATTATATCCTGTTTCATCTGAAGCTATAAACTTATCTCCATTCCATCTAATATTCGCTGCATCTTGCGAATTAAGATATACTTCCGTACCTTCCATATAACCAATAGCGTCAGACACATTTTCTTTGGTATAAAGATATAACCTTTCATTATTCCTATCAATGGACTTCGCATATTCAATCCAAGCCTTTTCGGTAGTTCCGATTTCCTGTATCTTTTCTAAATTTTCCATATCATTCGTTTTTAATTAATGTTTCATTTGAAATTAAAGTATCGTTATTCAGCATTGTCAAGTAGCTGGAGATAACAAGGTTTATCTTTTGAGGAGATTTGACTATCTTTCCCGTAATCTCGTAAACGCCATTGTCACCGGATATGGATATATCACTGATAGCATTGCACGATACCTCCATTAGCTTATCAGAGGTATTTGGCAACGTTACAGTGATGGTAACCATGCTATCTACAGAGATATATTCTCCGGGATTAACAGAATAGGTTATGGAAGAATAAGGTAGATTACTCTTCACTATCGGTCTAAACTCCACCATATCCGGATACAGCGTACCCAGCTTGTGCTTCTTCAACTGACGCTCGATCAAGAACTCGGACATACTATAAGGGAAAGACATGAGAGAGTAGATAGCACCGTTAAAGAATCTTTGGTCATTGTCTCTAAATGTTCCTAGCCAAAGAGTATCACTATCAACTCCTTCGCCTACTGTTAAATCAACATCTCCACATTTATATTTACTTTGATATAACAAAGCTCTTGTAAAATCATCTCTATTAAACGAAGTAACTCCTCCAAAAGAATAAGCCTGTTTACCCGGTTCAACTTCTGTATTAGCTGTCATTAAAATAAAAGCTCCTTGATTAGCTACATGAGATTTAGATACAACACCAGCTACCCATTTTTCAGATGAAGCATAACTTATTCTCTCATAGTCTATAATGAAAGTATAATCCTTGTAAATCGGCATCCCTGTTACCTTACCGAAGTCATTGATACCGTCAAGGCATAGACCACCTGCGTGGGAAGGAATTTGGGTGATGGTAACACTATTACCCATACCCGGATTACCAAAACCACAAAATCGACCAGAGCCGCTATACAAGGTGTTATGTGAAGCGGGTAATACATTCACCCCATCTACAATTCTAACTGATTTAGGCGACCCAGTTTCATCAATATAGCTATAATCAATATCGGCTCCTGTTTTAATAACCTTAAACGAAGGAATGTCTGGATATTCTTTACTCCCTACGCTATAATACAGTAGCATAATATGACTTATAGCATTTTTACAGTCTATCTTACTACTTGTTATAGTTGAATTACTACTGTTCCATATACTAGAATCGAGAAAATCAACCTCATACTTCCCAATACCTGAATCCCCCTTCCAAGCAATATTGTTCAACTGAATATCCCTACCGTTACCGGAAAAGTCAATCAGCTTGTCGCCAAACTCTGCGTGGTTATCGTTGGTGATTCCCTGTTTGATGGTATTACACAGTATATCAGGGTTAAGAGTTCTATCCAAGTTGAAGTAGGCTATTACCTGATGAATCCAGTCTACAGGGACGTTTTCTTTATTAAAAACAAAAGTACCATAATACGCATAACTGCTGTCTTCAAGCCCGATGGTTAACTTCGAATCAAAGGTAGTATATTGAACAGCTTGTAGCTTCTCTTTGTCTCCAAGCTCCACTATCTTTTCACCACTACTGCTAGTCCCTGCCATAAAGGTTTGACCGGAATAATCGCTTACTTGGATTCCGCCATCGCCTATGATATTATACTTTCCTGTGCCTGATATGTGGGTTATTAAACTTACCACCGTAATCTCATTACTCCCTCCCAACATCTCCTGTACGGTCTTGGTGGAAGTAATCAGGTCGTCAACTCCGTCGGTTACGAATGCGCCATAGTAAGGACTATCTTTATCTGCGTAGCCACTTCCTTCGGTGTAAGCCGCATTACTAATCACAAACGGATTGTCAGGGTCCACCAAGTTCTTGACAACAGCCCGGTCCGGATCGTCGTTGCTCTTACCGTAGCAGATGCACACAGCTTTTAAGGAGGCTAAGACTTCCGGGTCGATGTAAGGATGGTCGGAGCCGGAAGAACCCCTGCGGGAGGGCGAACCGATTCGGTTCAATCCGATCCGGTTAAGCCCTATTGTGTTTAATGAGACTCTATTAAGCATCATTCAGCCTCCGTTAAAACCCCACTTGTTACTTCTGTATAACTTTCGATACGAATTACCTTCGGATAAACCAAGGCGTCAAAATCGTAATCGAATATTTTCCCAGAATCACTTTGGATATATCCCGGAAGAAATACAGGGTCAAAACCTCGGCTTTCGGCTGTCCTCTCATCCATTGATTCTGTTTCACTACCGGTCTTCTGATAGATTCTGATTTCTGATCCGGCAACACGGTCTAAATGAATATTGAAATTGCTGTTGACAACAATTTCTGATGCATAAAGATCCTGACTCGTTATTTGGGTAAATTGTAAATCTGCCATGATTGTCCTCCTATTGATTAAAGTTTATAATAAATCCCACCCGGCTTCTATGTCAGCCATAACAGCCGGAATTCCATTCTCAACACGTGAGATGGCGGCAGCAAAAGCGCACATGGTTGCTTTGTCGTTGATGTCCGGAACGTATGTGTTCGGGACTTGCATTTCGCTACATACACGGCTGATATATCCGGCTGTATTGTTCTCGTTCTCCGGTGCCCACCGCTTGATGAAGTCGGCAATCGTCTGACAGCCGTGTCTTTTACGGTAGTTTTGCAAGGTTCGGATAAGGGCACGGTAACCCCATTTCATCTCCGTAAACTGGAAGAACGATTTGTCCTCCTGCTTTTCTCTCAATCCCTGCCATTTATCCTTTGTGATCCGGATGTTTCCCGGATTATTATTTCTTAAACCTCTTGGTAAACTCATGCTTATTTCCTCCTATAATATCAATGTTAATACTATACTATAACCCAATCATTTGCAAACATATCCAACCAATCAGGAATATAGTTTGTGGCAGTAGCACCTTGCATACTATGCGGGTACACAATCAAACATTGAGAATGATAGTGCATTGAGCCATCAGCGTACTTCTTGATTTCCTTTTTAGCAGCATCTGGCAATGACTGCATCTTAGGAACAATATCAGGAGAAATATCACTATCTATTTGTTTAACAATAAACATATCTCCATTTCCCACCCACGCTTTACGTCTAACATTGTATCCACGTTTAAGGGATTCAAGTGCCTGTCCAAACGTTCCGGTTTCTTCTCCCAACAACTCACCTTCCATTGATCCCAAAATATAAGCTGTTTGAATAAGCCCCTCACACTCTTTTGCTTCTTTATTACACGATACTACACTTGCTGCATATTCGGCAGCCTTTTCATCTAATGTTTTCATTTTAATTTATAAGATTAATGTTAATACTCCCAACGCCAGACCCACACAATCACAGATGATATCTTTAATTGAAAACTCTGTTTTCTTGCAGTACTTGTCGTATACTTCCTTCAGGACGAAGATCACGACGGTTATAATGATTGCTTCCCATAGTGGCACAATTCCAAAAAACTTTGATAACCACATTATCAGGTTCTGGCATACTATAATGTGAGCCATGCCGTCTATTCCGATCTTGGATAGAAGCTTGCTGGCTAATGAGCTGATTTTATTTATCATACTACTAGTTTTAAATCTTTCAAAGTTTCATTAATCCTATGAATGCCGGCATCGTAATACTCTTTATCAATTTCAAAACCAATAAACTTTCGATTGGTATTGATACAAGCCACAGCAGTAGAACAACTTCCAGAGAACGGATCTAATACGACATCACCTGGTTGCGTGACTAATGCTAATAGCCGTTCAATCAACCTAACCGGCTTCTGGGTAGGGTGTATTGCGGAGTAATGATCTCGTGCACATTTTATAATCGACTTTTCATTTAATCCAAATTCCATTGATTGCATAACATTGCAACATCTATCACCAGTTTTACGTTTATCCGAGTTTATTCCAAATTTTGTAAACGTTTCGCAGTCTGTTCTATCTACCCTAATAATTGTTTTCTCATTCATGCCTTGTTCAAACATACGCATGACAGATACACATCTATCTTCCTTAGTAATATCAGATGATATTGATATGTTGTTTGCTTCCCAGCTATCAGAAGTATCACGACAGTTGTTCTCTAAAAAATTTTTAACAGATTCCATTGATTTAGATTGAGTAAATACCGAACGCAACCTCTTGATGTCCTGTATTACACTTGCTATGTCGTACTGTTTCATCTCAAGATACGGAACTTTGCATTTATTAATAGTAGCTTTAGGCATTGAATTAATAGATATGGTTTCATGTACCCTAGATAATCGCATTAATGGTGAAGTGCAATAACCTTTATCCCAGATAATTTCCTCTTTAAATTTAAGTCCTAAATCTGATAGAATGGTATTCCAGCGATAAAATGACGTACCGCGACCGAACAGAACGATAAATCCCGTAGGCTTTAACACCCGTTTAAATTCTGTGAATAAAGCGTGTTCATCAAACGGACGCTCCAATTTTTGCCCTTTTAAATACAAATACGGTGGATCTGTTAGAATACAGTCTACACTTGCATCAGGAATGCGTTTAATTCCTTCCTGGCAATCTTCGTTATATATTTTATTTATCATATTCATTTTCTATTTTATTCTACTATTCCCTGTTTTTCTTTTACGATTCTTGGGCTTATTTACCGCAAATGCATAGAGTATGATAAAAAGCAAAAAGGGAAAAACATAAATAGCAGTGTACAAATTCATACTTACTTCTCCTTTTCTATAATTTCTTTCACATCTTCCTTATCAACCTTAAACACCTTCTTACCAAACACACCCAAAGCCCCGATAAGATTGATGTTAATCCCTTTTGGCTTCAGTATATTCCCGACTATCGAGCATCCCTCTATGAAGCATACCAATAAGCAGGAATACACATCTATAGGATATTCATTGTGGCTTGCTACGCTAATCATACAAACCATACAGACGAAAGCGAAGTAAGTGACCATCTTTCCCATAGTGGCACGGATCGCACGTGAGAATCTGACCTTTTCACCCATTAGTATACTTTTTCTTACTCCGAATAGGAGATCACAGAGGATTACAGCACATGAGACAATCAGCCATGGAATCATATTTTGCAATGATTCGGCAACAAATGCAGTGGCTATTGCGGCAAATCCTCCGGTTGTGGTATGTACTATTGCTTCTTTCATAAGATACAAGTTAGATAAACGGTTAACAACGAAATTACCTCTATCCAGAACATCGGCTTTCTCTTTATGAAGTCGGAGATGAAGTTACCGGTCCAGTGCTCACTCATGGAGATAGCCATGTACGCAATGAATCCAGCCCATAACAATAACCAATACCAAGAATTGCAACCTACCCATATCTGGGAGAAGATTAAAGACATAGCAGCACCGATACAATGGGCGGTTTTCTGGCTTCCTTTGAAATTGGGAGATACACCCAATACAATCATCCCGACAACCGAAAGGAATACAAGAAACTGGCTGTTTTCCGTACTTGCTTCAAATGCTGCCGGAAGAAGCAATGCACCGGAGCCGATCATACAAAGCCCGAACCAGAACTTATGCGTCAGGGCATAGTAGGTATCACTGATAGAGTAAGGGATTTCCTTCATCTTCTTTATCATTGCAAAGACGTAACCGGCAATGAGGATGAACGACATTAATACTAGTAGAATCATAGCTTTATCTGTTTATTGTTTATAAATTTAAGAATAGAAGTAAGCAATGAAATCAGGCATCAGTGGATACATGCTTTCAATGGGAATACTAATATCTGTATATCGGTCAGTGATAGTAAGCCAATTATTTCGATAGGTATCCCGGATACTTTTTTGCATTTCTGTTTCTTGAACATCCCCACGTAGTACCGCTTTATCATACAGGTCTACCGCTTCTAATTGGCGTTTTCGATCGAACCGGGCTTTAGACAGTTCCGATTCCAAGGTTATTACACCATCGGCTACAAGCTGCTCACGTGTTTTCTTTACGATAGCACCATCCGAAATAGTTTCATTTGCGGGAAGGGATATTATTCCCCTTTCATACAGTTCTATTCGTGTGGCTTCACGTACATACTCCTTATCTCCGTCTTGTACGTAGGTGATATAATGCGGAAGGTCTTCTCCAACAAACTCTATCGCCTTACCCTCAAAATATGCCGGATAATCCTTTATTGGATGATCTTTGACTGCAAAAACAAGAGCTATACCTTTCTTTGCGTTTTCCCTGTCTAAATAAATATACTTTTCCATATTTTTTTATTTTAAATATTACGATTTTCTTTCCCAGATATGGACCTTGATATATGGAGGAAGGATGCTGAATTCCTGTCCTTCTCCAGTTTCAGCAAGGGTCCCGCTTAATCCGTGAGAATGGGTTCCGTTTTCAGACGTGGTTGGATTTGTATAGCTGGTATAAGGAGCAGCGCTACCAGTACTTTCACCTCCTGCTGCACCTGATCGCCCCCAGCCATTTCCAGATGCTGCCGAATCCATACCGTAATTACCGCCATTATGCCCAAACAGGTAGTCTGGATTACCATTGTCATTTCTATCCGACATCTTAACACTATGCGAGTGTGTCGACTGTGTATGGCTATGGCTGTCTACCTGATGACGGTGATTGCCCGCTGTATGGGTGTGAGAACCGGATTCATCTGTTCGGGCTGTAAGTGAGTGAGTATGGGAAGGCATATTTTCAACACTTAACACAACCGAAGGACTTCCACCGGTTGTACCGCTTTCCTCCTGTCCGGAGGTACCGTAAAGGAAACGGCCCTCCAACTTCTCCCAAGTTGTGCCCGGATAACGGACGGCAGGGTTTTCAGTAAACTTAGTTATAAATATTCCGCCCACGGGAACAGGAGGAGCTAATTCTGCCATAATTTTCCCCTGATCTTGCCAATCTCCATCATAATAAGCATAATAACTATAAGGTCTTTCTCCTATAGCGTATAAACCATCCTCTGTAGGACCATTAGGGTATGCTAACCTTAACTCTTCTAAGCTATCATAATGCCCTAATATCTTCATGGATTTATTCGCAAATGTTTTAACCATATCAACCATCAGACCGCCAACACGCAACGCCGTATTCGCTCCGTCCTCTTTTTCATCTCTGATTTGCTTTGCCCTATCTAATAATCCTTCTGCTTCCATATCATTCTCCAATTATTCGATAAACCGTTCTATTTGCCTTCAATTTCCCTCCACCATTATATAGAGGGAAGTCATTTTTGCAATCATTCAAATACTGTACACACTCTTTTAAATATCTGTCCGCAATACTGAATGTATCATTGTAAGCCATAACTTTCTCTTTTATGTCCGGACGGGATGAATATTCAGATTCTTTATTTACAAATCCAAAACGAGTAACATTGCCATCTCCATTTTTTACGATACGGGCATAAGTATAATAAGCAAGTGCTGTTTTAAGACCAACAAAGGACTGTCTGACGCCGCACTCGCTATCATATTCCCCACCATTAAGAAGAATATTATATTTTTCAGGATGTTCCTTTACTTCAAGAAATAATGCATCTCCTAATGCACTCTTGATGTCAATATTTTCAGATTCACGAATATATGTCTCAATTTTAGAATCATCCAAATGAATAGACATATCACGGGAAAGTTTAGATACCTCCTCTGCTGTTATTAGATACTGCTGCATTTCTCACATATTTAAGAGGTTCAACACTGTAATCATTTGAAGGATTAGCCACTTCATACCAACCGTCAAAAATCTTTTGAAAAGCCCGTTCAATCATGCGTTGTTGTTTAGAAACAATAGAATTATAGTATTCAAAAGCATCTTCCAAAATATCACCAGAAAAACCGACTTTACCAATACGGATGCAGTACCAAGGTTCTTGACCATACGCAGAATATATTCTTTCTACTACACTCGCATCCGTAACGGAAAACTCTTTATCGTAATTCTTTGATGACAGATCGACAAACTCCGGTTTTTCTTCATCAGAGCTAATTTCAACTTCAAGCATCTTTAATGAGTTAGTGTCTCCCTGTAACTTTCCTAGCATATCAGAAAAACCGTCATTATCATTTAAACCTGATGAATCCTCTCCGGCAATACTTTGTCCTTTTTTGGTTATAACAATACCGGCTGATAGAAAATTACAACGAACATTTCTAAACTTCACGTTAGCTAAGCCTTCGTCTGTACTCATTTCTGTTACAACTCTATCGGCACGTGAACGAGGGTAAACATTTTTTCCACCTCCGGACAACCATAGAATCTGTCCTTTATAATACTCAATACCGCCAGCAGCTTCTATTTGAGCTAAAACCACCTCTTTTCGAGGATTGAACACATCTATAAAATCAATATTTTCTTTTTTTACTTGAAGAGGTTTACCGGCACGTGTCTTTTTGCCGCTCCAATCCGGATGAACTGCTATCTTTGCAACATACCCGTTAGAATCTTCTTCCAAAAGCCTGCAATTTTCAAAAGGGACATAATTCAATTCACATATTTCTCCAAATATGTTATAATTAACATGTAATGACATTCCGTCAAAATCTCCTACGTCAGGGCATACAAGAGCGTGAATATCATCTACGGTATCTCCTTTTCTATTTACGACATATTCAGAAAAACGAATGTCTTTAAATCCGTTACCTTCGATAAAATTGGCATATCGCTCTGCACATTCGCTTCCGGTAGAGCTTGCAGCAATGATATTGCGGAGAGTTTGAGGGTAAAGGTTGTCATCTCCAAACCCTTGTATTCCAAACTGACGCAAGTAAGATACATCTACTCGGTTACTGCTTTTCTTTTTAAGGTCCTTTACCCTCATAATGGATTATTTTTCTTCTGTTTTCTCTGACTTTTCAATATTCTCCTCTTTCTTTTCCTGCTGTTTATCCAGCTTTTCAGCGTCTTTTCTTTTTGCAATTATGTCTTTCGCCTTTGAAAGATGATTGTTCAATTGTTTTTCGGTGATTTTTCGTCCACCAAGCTCATAATTTGTAAGTTCGGCCAGCAATGAATCTTCTGAAACTCCACTATCAAATGCTTCAACAATAATTGCTATAAGTTCATCGCTAATAGATTCTCGTTTCAGTACACGTTTTCTTACTTTATTCTCCCAATCTGCAGGATAGCCTGCAAAAAACATGATACCTTTTGGATTATCCGACAAATAGTTTTCTGCAAATTCATCGGTAATGTTCTCATTGGTATACATTTCCCCACTTCCAAACTCTTTTTGTAGGACAACACCATTTTTCAATATGTAATTTGATTTTTCCTTCATTTTACCTGTTTTTTTTAGATGTATATACATTTCAATCACAGCATCATGGTAACAGTCATTACAAGATGTTTTAACGAAATTCCTCCCGAAAACGTCTCTGTACATTAATTCAATGTCAAGTTTGTCGGAAGAAGAGAGAACATCACGTTCTCTCAATTCTTCCAACTTACCAACCACTTTTAATAATTCCATGATTTACCCTCCTACAACAGATGTAAGAGCATCTACAGCCGCTTTAGTTGTTTCATAACTTGTTTTATACAAGAATAAAGCGGATTTAGGAACTTTCGTTTCCGTAAGGCTGATAGACCAACCACCATCTGTGTCTTCTGAATACTTATCATTGCTTATTTCTGCAGCTTTTAGGCCTTGATAATAGCCATATACTTGGAATGCAGAATCTCCCGGATTAGTTTCCTTTTGCAAGCCCTTGGATTTATTTTCCAGAACAACGACAAACTCCCCATTTGCTAATCCGTCAATAATATCACCACATACATCAGGGCCATTAGCCAAAACGACCATATTAACGGTGTTAGTAAATGTATTACGATATGTCCCTGTAGCCAACGCTACATTTGTCCCTGTAAAAGGAGTACCGCCATAAACCACAACTTTATATGCTTTCTTGCCGGATTTCATCGCCAACGTTTCAATCACATTCTTTCGAGTTGAATTGAAAGTGGTTGCGGAAAAATCAACATCAGATCGATTAGCAATAACGCCTTCCTGTTCTATTCCCGGAACAATAGGATCATCGCACGACGGTGCGATGTCCTTTTTGATTAAATTGTCACAAACTCCTGACATAAAATCTCCTTTCTTAATAAGCAAGTTGGAACAAATTATCCTCTCCAATCAAACAGCCAAGGCGACCAGCTGAATAAGCCTTGGTTACTCTTTCATCCTGATTGAACCAAATTTCCAAATCAGAAATAATTTGATTTGCGGGAGAACCAACAAACAGCTGCTTTGGAGAACCATAAATCGCACGGTGAGGAAGATTCAGCTTAGTTCCATTGTTCTGGTATTTTTGAATAAAGCGATCCCAAATAGAAACCCTATATACCATAACTCCATTGTACTCTGTTACATCCAAACCTTTAAAGATTTGTTCCCATGTCAGAATCTCTTTGTATTCACGTTTCAAATCTTTGGTAAGGGCATCGCCTAAAGACTTAGTACAATAAATAGCAGCACCTTCCATTGCAGCAATACGAGGATCAGCGTTTTCAAGCAATGAATCAAAGATTCCGATTGCAACATTGGCCGTTTTAATTCCGCTCAATTGTGCTGCAGTAGAAGCTTCGCTGTTGGCTGCAATATTCACTCTTTGACCTGTATTGGCTGCACCGATGGCAAATAATTGTTTCCAGAAACCATTGCACGGTTTGAACAGTTCAACATCTACCCCATCTGTGATTTGTCCTGTTGACACGTTTTGAGCTTCTTTGTCGCCAAACCAAATAAAACGCCAGAACATGCGCTTAATTGCAAGGTCAAGAGCCGGATAAATGATAACATCCATAATCTCCGTGCTTGTCAAATCACCAATATCTGTACCGGTCTTTAGCGCATATTCAGCAATAGTGTTCATGAAGTCCTCATAACACCATTTCAAAGGAACTGACCATTGTCCAATATCCCATGTCTTTTCCGCTGCCTGTACAGTAACATCTTTATAAGTAGGATTACAGGGAGCACCAGCCCAGCCTACATCTTCCATTTCTCCAGTCCATCCAAGTTTTTGCCCGTTCTGTACATTTTGAACAAACGTAAAGAACTGCTCCAAGGATTCATCAACAAAGTTCGTCAACACTAATAGATCACGCAAGCTTTTTACCGCTCCGTTATCCTTCGTCAAGTTTTTTACTGAATCTAAAATATTCATACCTTATACCTTTTTTGAGTATCTCTTTTTATTTTTATCTCTCGCTTCTTCTAACTTTCGTTCCACCAAGCTCACCGGTTTTGTTTCTTCATCTTTCTTTGTCTGTGGAGTATACGACCGGCCTGCAGGCACATAAGAACCAGTGGCCTTTTTTAACCAAGCTTCTCCACCTGCTTTTTCCACAGCCGCAATGATACGAGCATCGGTTTCACTCTTTGCACTTGATTTTAGAGAAGCGTTCTCTGCTTCTAGTTCTGCAATACGGTCTTTCAAGGCTTGTGTATCTTCTTCGTTGGAAGAAGGATCCTTAATCTCCGTAATAACCCCATCAACCACGATAACCGTGCGTCCGTCTTCTAGTACAAATTCACCATCAGGAGAAGCCGGATCACCAACCTGAATTTCTCCTTCCTCACGTTCTACAGTCAACTCATCACCGGTTGATGTAGTAATTACCATTCCGACAGCTTCAGGAGTTTCCTTTACTACCCCCAAAGCAACACCAAGCATGTGAAATGCCTGTGCAACTGTCACTTTCTTTTCTTCTTTTGACATACTTTCAATATTAAGATTACTATTAAGCTCTGGTTTGGATGCAGATGCAGAAGCAGCCGGAACAATAGAAGACACAAATCCCAGCTCAATAGCTTTCTCTGCATCAAACCAGCTATCTGTTGCCATCTGCGCCTCTAATACTTCTCTTGATTGTCCTGTGCGATCTACATAGAGATTAAGCATCTTTTCTTTTTCTGCTTCCAGATCGCTTTTCAATTCTTCCAATTTAGCCAAAGTTATATCCCCAATTTTTGCACCGGACGGATAATAAGGAGAATGAATCAATAGCTCGGCATGTTGATATGCGCTTCTTCGTTCAAGTGGTGCAGCAAGTAAAATTACTGTAGCCATAGATGCAGCATTTCCTACAACCTTACATGATATTTCCTTTCCAGAAGCACGTAAAGCATCATAAATAGCATAAGCTTCTGTGCAGTCTCCACCACAAGAATGAAGCTCAATATCTATTCTATTATCATCGTTGGGAATCCAGTCTATAAAGCCCTGTATATCAGGGAAAGAAATTGAATCGTTACCTGTTAGCCAATATTTTACCTTATCAGCATCAGCAGCAATGTCTTTGTTGATGTATAATTTAGCCATATATCTGTAATTGTTTGTAACAAAGTTACTAAACCAGATACGGCTATAAGAATGTAGGACTAAAATTGCACTGAAGTAATCGTTTCAGTAAAAAAGAGGGTGAGCAACGCCCACCCTTAAACTATAAATCAACGTTAGAGGAAAGCTTCTCAATAACGTTGTAAACCATCCTTTCCGATATATTATATTGATCGGAAAGATATTGCATTATGTAAGTCTTTTTATGCCCTTCTTTAATCATCAGAGAGTATTCCTTATATAAATCCAGATATTTAATATCGGACACATTCAAGGATTTATCGCACATAGCTTTTAAGGCTAACGCATTCATTGATAATAATTCGTATGCTGTCATAGGCTACCTAAATTTTCAAGTACTTCAACTCGTTTTCCAACTGTGTTTATTTCAGTTACAGATACTACAGGATTAGGCATCATCTGGACTCCTTTTGCAACTGCCCTAGCAAGCATATCCTCTCCCATGGTCTGATTACTTGATGCGGTAATGTTTATCGGAACACCGCCCCCCATTTGGTTAAATGAGGAAAGGATCGGAGCGAATAACTCCGTAGTTCTTGCTGTCATTACCGATTCTCCGTTACTTAGTTGTGCCGGTATACTATCACTCGTTCCGGTACCCGGCCCAGTAACTAAACCACCGGTTGCAAACTTGGCGGACTTTACGGTTTTAATAGCAGTTGCAATATTGGCAAGGATAGTAGCGACAGTTGTTGCAATAGCTGCAATATTACCTGGAAAAGGCACTGATTGCGCCTGCGCAACACCTGCAGCAATTGCCTTTCCTGTATTTACTGCTATTTCACCCAAAGCCAATATCTTAGAGAATTTAGCCAGCCCTTCATTACTTTCTCCTAATTGTTCAGTCAGAGATATAAGCCCTCCAGTAATTTGGGCAACTGCATCATATTTGGCCTGCTCTATAGCAATCTCCTTATCTGTTAATTCTTGCTTTGCATCAATGTATGCATTTTCAGCCTCTAATTTACGCAGATTAAATGCCTCGATACTTTCACCTTCCATTTGTTGGATAGCGTCTAATTCAGCTTTTCTTTGCTCAACTTTAACACGGAGAATTTCTTCTTCATTTCCATGCAATTCTGCTATTTCTGTTTCAAAACGAAGCCTTATTGCCTCCTGCTCTTGTTTAGCAATATTAGCGTTTCGAGTATTAACCAACTCTTCCAACTGCTTATCATATTTTGCACGTATGGCAATTTTCATCTGCTCGGTAAGTTCCGTATTTGAAAGCTCCAACTCTTGCTGCGCCAGAAGTTGATTCATTTTTAATTGATATTCCTGTTCGCTCCCCTCCTTTACAGATTCTAATTGTAAAGAGATAAGTTTTTGGCGGTTTTCAATTTCCTTGGTTATCTGTTCATATGCCAACTTCTGCAGTTCTATTTCACGTTCTTTCTCTTTAGCCTTAATTGTGGTAAGTATGGCGTCTCTAGCTTTAGCAGTAAGATTTTGCTCCTCTTTAAGTTTCTTCTTTAAATCCTCAATCTCACGGGAATATGAGAGATTTATTTGATGACGCTGCTTATCTGCTCCATCTTTGACCAAAGTCAACATAGCATCTTCTGCTTGTCGAATGGCTTCTATCTCTTTATCTTTTTGCTCTTTTACAATACGGGCATATTCTTCTGCTTGTTTTTTTGCTTCTTCAGCCCTAGCTTTATCTTCTGCTGCAATTTCTGATTTTATAGTATTGGTCTGCTCCAATAATTCCATTGTTTTAGCATAGTACTCTTTCTCTGCATTAAATTTGGCAGCTTCCAATTTAGCCAATTTGTCATTCGTTTCGGCATCGTTTTCAGCCCATTCAGAACGTTTCTTCAATAATTCATATTCTCTTGTCGCCAATTCAACATTTCTTTTCGATTGCTCTTCTTCCAATTTATTAGCCTGTTCCACGAATTTCAGTCGTTCCTCTGCTGTGAATTTTTCTTTATCCTTGGCCTGCTGTCTCAACTTAGCAACTTCTAATTGGTCTTTAGCGTTCTGTACTTCATCCTTTCTGGATTGTTGCCTTATGGCAATTTCTTCTTTCGCTAACTCTATAGCCTCTCTATTCGCATCATTATACTGCTTATACAATTTCCCCAATACCGGCAATTTTTCAAGTTGGGTATAAATCCAGTCATTCAGTTTTGCACCAGCTTCTACTACAGATAAGATTGCTCCTGCAACAAACTGAATAACGCTTAGAAGTCCATCCAAAGCCCTTTTTAATGGAGCGATGATAATACTCCATCTATTAGACGCTTCCTCACTTGAATTAATAGCCTTTGCGACCGCCATAACAGCTAGAGCTATAGCAGATAGGATTGCTATAATAGGATTAGCCAACAAAACGAGTAATTGCTTAGAAAAAGCCTTAACTGCTACTGTTCCCGCATTAAATGCTCCTTTCAATCCTCCGGCTCCTTCTTGCATTTGTATTAGTTGCCCTATAAAGGGAACATTGGAAGATACCGCATTTTTGATAGCCTCTTCATAACTTCCAACACTTCTATAAAATCTTTGTGTTTCTTCTTCAGCTCCTTTTATAGAATCTGTAATATTGTTTATACTATTCTTTAATTCTTGACCTTTGGCGGCATTTCTTTCCGCTTCCGAAAGACTATCATACTCGGCTGTGAGGTTAGATAGTTGAGCACGAAGTTGTTTCAGGCTTCCTTCTTGTTCCTGCTCAATCTTTCGGTTATTCTGTATCTCTTTATTGAGTACACGAATAGCCTCTATGTATTCTTGTGATGCAATTTTGGTTTCAGTCAGCTTTATATTATAAGCATCACGACTGATTCTTCCTTTCTTTACATCTTCCGTTAATGTTTTCTCAACCTGCTTTAAAACATCAAGTTGCTTCCGATATTCTGCAATCTTCCGGATCGCATCATCATATCGGACTTTTATCTCTAATACTTTTTCTACTGCATCTTCTGCCATAGTATTACAATTTTAAAAGTTTACACTCGCATATATCGTTTTCTTTGGTCTTTATCTCTATGATAGCCAGATAACAACCATATTGAGCCAAATAAACCGGTATATCCATCTCTAAGTCCCGTAACTCGATACTGTTAAGACGGATATACTCGGTTACTACCTTTGCATTATTGATTAGTCCTTTGTACGTCTGATAGTTATTTGCAATTAAGGTAGTCCATTCTAGCCCCTTGAATATTCCCTTCGTGCCATCAAGCAATAATATCCGGGGATTTGTTTTGTTATACTCCAACTCTCCTTCCTCGTTATAAGAATAAAGAGGAATATAAGCAACGCCTCCTTTTGTACTGCAGGCGGAGAAAGGCAAAGTGATGGCATCACGTTCGTACTCAATCGTGGCATCATCAACCTGGATATTTCCGTCATAGTTTCCCATGACATTATCATCTTCTTTATACCGGAACCAGTTGTTTTGAGCAATGTTATCAAGGGTGTACTGTAAGTTTCTTGGCGTTACGCTATTATAAGCCATTATCACACGATTCGTCCAGTCTACAGCTTTAGATTTGTTTGCAGACAGATTATCAAAGGGAATAAACTTGATCCCGTTCTCGCCATCCGGTAAAGCAAACAAACCAACCATTGAGGCAACGGCTTTGATGAAGTCTATTTGCTTGATGTCCGGAAGATTGGGAACTAAGGGGAATTTCTCACCAAAAGATATTTCATTACGATCATACACCGTTAAAGACAATACGCTACTACTTGCTCCTGTAGCAATGGCTTTTATAGTAAAATGCATAAATTCGTCAGATTCAATAGATACTAGATCGTCAAAATTGAAAAGTAATCTAACGTTAGGAGCCTCAATATATGCAGCATAGTTTTTTCTTTCTATAGTAGATACGCTAGATATATTACCAGAAGAATCAGACTGTGACACTCTCAAATTCAAATACTGGTTATTTACGTCCATCCCAGAATTGTATTGAACCAACATTTCAATAGTTCCTTTAACTTTCAATGTGATAGGATATTTGGTATACAATCTATCTCCATAAGGACCACCAACACTTGCATACTGTTGGGTACTATCTCCTATATAGTTTAACTTTAGATAAGAAAAAGTGCTTTCTACTATCACATATCCAACCATTTGCAAAGAAGATGGGAAAGCATCGTTTATCTTTTGTGAATCATTCCTCGTTAGAAGAGGAACAATCATTTTATCTATAAAAGTCTTTTTATCAGAAGGGAAATTAAACGTTACTCCGCTTTCTTCTTGAATCTTTTCTAGGATCCATTTGACAGTAATTACCGGATGATACCACACATTTGAATCACCGGAATTAAATCCGTAATTAATCAAGGGAAATTGCGCAGAATTACTCCCTTTATTGTTCCATACTACCCAATCTGTTCCCTCTTCTGTACCATATTCCAAATCTGTCAATTTCTTATCACTACTTACTACTTCCGCAAAATTAGTTACATTTCCCCAAGACAAAGCAGTTTCGATATATTCAGACACAGATAACAAAACAACATTCGCATCTTTCACAATTATTATTCCATTTCGTAAAACATTCCCTACATGTTTAAGATATGGGAATTTAGTAGTTGAACTGGGAAGATGTGCGCACTCAATCAAAGCCAGATTCTTTGCTGTTTTAGGAAGTTTTATCGTATAACTGTTATTGCTCACAATCTTACTAATATCAGTGAGCAGATTGCTTTTATAGTTCAGGCTAATATCAGTATCTCCAACATCAACCTTATCACCGTTAATATATAATTCGTCTCTTGTCATAGCATCTGTGTAATAGTTTCCGGCATAGTTATTTGAATTTCAAAGTCTTGAAGGTCTGCTCCATTATCTGTGAATGAGCCAGCTACAATATTAACCGGTATCCAGTTTTCATCAATATACATATCGACAATAGGAGAAGAATGGATAGAAGATAACATATTGAATGTTTCTCGTTCTACGAGCGTAGCACAAGCCTTTCGTGTCGTTTGATATGTTTTGCCTTGATAACGGCTCATTCCATTGTAAACGTATTTTATATTGCTATAATCAACGTTTAATTGCTCCCCTTCATTGGAAGACTGTCCGGTCAAATCCCCCTCTTGGAAAAGCCAATACTGAAGGAATCCGTGACGATCCAACCAACGTAGATGTATTCCCTTAGTGCAATCATTAAATAGAACCTTGATAAGAACAGCATCATCAGGAAGAGGTTTAAACGTCCGATCGAAAGTATATTGAAATGTGCTGGGAGCCTCTGGGGTATTAAGTATCTTAATCATGCCGAACTCCTTTGCATCCTTAAATAATTCGGAGAAATCTTTGTGTAATAACCCTGTTTTTTCAACTTCAACAGAGGTATATTCTTCCGCATCATATCTTACATTTATTTCTCCATTGCTGTAAATGGAAATAGTAGAAGGGAAGTTTCTAAACATAGTAACCGTCCTTGAAGGGTTAAATACCTCCCCTATATTCATAGCTCCCCAAATCACATTTATATAAAATTCAAATGTCGGACCATCAATATCAATTTGAATATGAATGCTTTTTGAGTTAGGTATAGCTGTGTAATCAAATCTAAGTAGCGATCTTAGATATTCTGAAATGTCGATAGATACTTTGCCTGATATAGGCTCCCTCATGTCTGAATAGTCTCCAACATAAAATATAACAGAACCGGTCAAATTATCTATCGTTATAATCTGCGGATTAAAAGCAAAACAAGTTTCATCCGGATATGTTATCGTATGTCCATTAAACTCCTCTGTTCTCATTGCTATTTAAATTTATATGTTTAATATCTCTTTCGAATATGCCGAAAACTTTCTCCATGACAGACTGAATTGTGCGTTCTATTTCTTTTGAGTAAATATCATCTCTACCTCCGTCTCTATAAAGTTGCGTGCCCTCTCTTGCAATCTTTCTCGCAATGAAATAAGCGAAAGTTTTAGGTTTCTCCACTCTTATCCCTTTAGTTTCTACCCAATCAAGAATTATTTTATAGAATCCCTTAGGAACTCTTCCCGGCCTTCTTCCGGTTTCTAAGGTCCCAAAAGCTTTTCTTCCCCAAAGAATACCGCTGTTTTCTGTTATTTCAACCCGTAAGCTGGCAATAGTTTTTCCACTAGCTTTTTGCCTCGCTCTTATGTGATTGTCGATTATCCTTTGGCGGAGATCGATTAACTCATATTTTATAATTCCTAATGCTTCATCCTTCTCTGCCATAAAGCGAATCCCTTATCTTTTTGAATATTTCACCTATAGCTTTACCGTAACAAAGCAAAAGACCTTGTTTTTCTTTCAACTGCAGTTCAATTGCAACAATAGCCACATTAGAATCCAATCCGTCATAAGTAGTAGAATAGTAAATATCTCCTTCTATGTACTCAAATAATCCACTTTCATTCAAGCGAAGTATAAACTCCTTAGCATAGCTTTTGCAAAGCTCTACTTTTTGATCGGCCTCTGTTCCGTCAAAATCAAAATCTATCTTATCCATGAAAGCAATCAAGCAATTTGGATAATCTTTTAATTGATTTTTGTTCAGGTTAAATCGTCCGGAAACAGGAAGTACATTTACCACTGCTGGAAAAGGAAGCTTATCTAACCTCAAATTGGCGGTTTGCCAATTATCAAAGACATAGGTCAATCCCTCCATCTTATCAACTACGCTTTTTATCTTTTGCTCTACTGTTGTCATAATTATCGTTTTGACTTCAATTTATATTCTTCTTCTCTAATTTTTGTCTCTCTAATTTGGCATAGAGCTATTTCTTTTTCCATCCTAAAGCATTCATATACTCTTATCCATGGCACTTCCTCTACGTCTTCGTGATTACTTATACCCATCATTCTAGCATATCGATGAATCAATCCAAAAGCACCAAACTTTAAATTCCCATATCCTGCTCTTTTTTGAATAGGAGTCAATTCAATACTTGTGGAAGAAAACAGTTTATTTATCCGGTCTACCTCCGTTATCACCCACATGGAAAATCCCAATATGGTTTCCGCTTTTGCAGATAATATTTCCTTTTCTTCCATACAAAGAAGCGTCTTACAAGGAATCAACGCAACATCTTTAGAATCTCCCATAGATTGAAGCATTATCAGCTGTCCCATGGTTATATCATTCAAATCGGAAGGAGTGCGCTTATTCCCGATAAATTCCGGCTTCGGAAGTTCCTCTATCTGCTTTCTCAATTCTTCCTGATCCCGGCAAACATCGCTCTTTATTAAAAATTCTTTTACTGTCATATCTGTCCTAATTTTGCTTTTGGTCTTTGTGGTATAGGTTTAATTCGAAAAAACATTGCCATTATCAACATATCCAAATAATCAGGAGAACAACCTAATATCTCCTTCATTTTATCTTTGCTGATAATACCCTTCTTTCTAGTATCAGCGTCTATATGATCCTGTTTTAATACGCCTAATTCTTCCGTTATATGCTCTTTTTGATGTTCGGAACACACAACCCTTAAACTCCGAGAATTAATCAATTCTGCAAGCTTAAAAGCGCATTCTGATTTAAGATTATCATATTCTGGGTTTATTGGCCTACTACCTCCGTGAAACTCTTTGATTCCTGTCAAGTAACTTTCTAGGTAGGCTCCTAATCCGTCAGAGTCTACAATCGTCATACTACGAGGAATTTTGCACTCTATCATCATATTTTTTAGATCGGTCTCAATCATCTTTCCTGGACTGAAATCTTTATCTATTCGGATAGTACAAACATTTCCGATCCAATGCCCGGCCACAAATCTATCACGCCCCTTCATTGCAAGGTCAGCAGAAGCGGAAGAGATGCCGACGGCTTTAACATGGTCGTTTACAAATAAGTCGCATATAGCATCGTATTCGCATAGTACGGCTGGATCACTATCATATTCCCAGTTTCCATAAAGCAAACGCTCTTTTGTTACTTTGTCTTTTGTGTTCCGTAAAGATTCAAGATAATCATCTGTTGCGTATGGATTATCCTGAACTAATGCGGGGATGAAAGCATAAGGAGAATATAATTTTTCTTCTTTCCATGGTTTATAAAAGTCTCTATAAAGCCAATTCTTTTTAGGATTACATGTTATTAATATTTTCCCCTGTATATTATAAACATCATTTAAATGTCTCCCTATGCGAGTTTTAAGGACTTCAAAAGCGAGGTAATGAACTTGCCCAGCCTCTTCTATCCAACCTCCAGTAAACTCTTTAGATCCTAATCTTTCGTACATTGGATCTTTAACCGGATAATATGTCAGATCAAGGAAGATTATTTCTGAACCATTATAAAATGATATTCCATCATCCGTATTGGTAAATGATGTGAAGCCATGCCACTTTGCAACTTTATCAAATGTGACAGTAATTGATTGGCGGCTATCTTTTAAATTATTTCTTCCCGCAAACCAACGTGTGCCGGGTAAGTAATAAGCGCATTGCATTAACCATTCACAGCCCAGCCAAGACTTACCACCTCCACCGGCTCCACCATACAACAAAAATTTCGTTTCATTATCACGAAGATAATTGTACGCTAACCTTTGCTTTATGTTGACTTTACTATCAATCATTTTTCTTAGCCTACTTCAGGAGTATATGGTAAAAAGTTGAATCCCTTAAACTCTTTGCCTGCATTAGTATGATCTATTTCTTGCTTGTCCGCCAATCCATTAATGCGAGAGACAATATTAGCATTAAACGCTCCGACAATAGCACCTTCTAGCTGTTGAGACTTGATTATGTTTTCTACACGTGTAATGACCCCAAAAAAATCTTCATGTCCAGCTTTCTTAAATTCTCTCCAATATTCCTCACTAACATCTAAATAGGAGCATAATCCTGTTAGAGTATAGGGGCATTGAGTAGGAGATTCCTCCTTTTCTTTATTTTTACCCTTTGTTTTATCTTTTACCACTTTCCAAGGGTGCTTATCACAATAAGCGAAATATTCACAAGCCGCTTCCCACAATAAATCAGGAGTAGCAAACAACTTGTCACGTCCATGTTTACTTCTTAACTTCCAAAATTGGTTTCCTTTAGGTGCAGCACACATCTTTTCTTAATTTTATCCATTTCACAAACTAAAAATACCGAATAAAGCCCTAATAGGGCTTATAGTAGCACACAAAACTATTGAAGTAACTATTTCAGTAACCTACCAGCTTCCTTCATACATTCCGCCAGTAGGTTGCTGTCTGCTTGGTTCATAACTTCGTTGCTATACGCCAAACAGGCTTGTTTGTACTAATGTCCCTTTTCCCGTTTTTATCTCTCCATGACATTCATAACGGAATCGTTCTTCCTGTGCTTCAAAATAGTCTTTATCTATTTCAGTAGCGTAGAAATCAAAACCCATTTATAGGCAGCTATGCGACTACTACCACTTCCCAAATGAGTGTCAAGAATTTTACATCCAGATTTTGCGTAATTTTTAAATATCCAAGAATAAAGTTTTATCGGTTTTTGCATAGGATGCATCCTGTTTTTTTCTGCATTAATATTTCCAAAATATGGGAAATCAAAACATTTTGCAGACTTCTGAAATGATGTCCATGCAAGTTCACCATCGGCATAAGATACTACAGGCTGATGTTTGTACCAGAATATAAACTCCTTACATTTAGGAAGCATATCAGACAAATGGTTATAGCCAAATATTATCTGATTATTACTTACTCTAAACAATTCATCAAAATACTCTTTGCTAGGTTTATTATCATTTGCAGTTATTGTTTGACCATATTTTGATATACGAGAACATGGAGTAAATGCAGCATCAATCCCATAAGGCGGATCAACTACCGCTAAATCAAAAAACTTATCTGGAATACCTTTCATGTATTCCATGCAATCCATATTGTATACTTCGCTTATTGGCATGGCTATTCCTCCCTTAGTCAACTAACACAAATTCGTAAGCAAATACAAACGGATTACTTTCCCATGTACCTTTGCCGGATACTTTGTCTATCAGGACAGCAAAGGCTTCTTTGGGGCTCTTGAACCACTGGGAAGCGAAATAACCGCTTTCTCCATTCAAAAAGGCATCATAGGCGTAAATAAGTGGTGACTCATCAGATATTACCTCTTGCTTAACAATTCCTTCTTTCAAGCAATCTTCATCTGATATATCTTGTAAACGCTCTATTTTTACATTGGTTATCTTTATGTGATGTTTACAAGCATACGACTTAACGAACATTTTGTTATTCCATCCTGCGGAATCCTTCATGAGGCCACGAACGCTTAAATCTTTCGGATGCCTGTCTAGTGAGTCTGGGGAATAGCCTGAATCCCTATAGTTCTGCGCTATAGCGACCACTTCGCAAAACTTATAAAGGGGATTATTCCATCCTGTAAAATCTCCATCTTTATTTTTCCACCCAAATGCACCCAATAAAGGAGATATTAGGTTTCCTTTGCTATCATAATCTTTAGATTCAAAAACGGGAAATACAATATCCCAACTTTCATCAGGTCTATCGTATTTACAAATCCTTCTCGTCATAGTCTTTCGACCATCCAATACAGCTTGCGTTAATCTAAATTCATCATTGAACATTATTTTTTTCATGATCATTCCTCCCATTCTACTCTAACTGTAGTTATGTATGTAATATCTTTTTCGTTAACTTTCATACGCATGGCTGTTTCTTTTGAGTTGTAAACCGCTCCAATACATCTTTCTTTCGATGCTTCATATATATTTATCCATCCTTCTTTCTTTTCTCCCACCATGAATAAATCGTCAGGAGTGTCTTTTTCTCCATCAGAAAATCGTCCTTTTTTAGTAAAAGAAACGGGATATTCTTTGCCATCATCACCTTCAAGTAGAGCAACAATAGGGAATTTATCGTTATTTGCATCAAAACATACAATTCTAGCTCTAAATCCTTCTCTTGTGCATAGAGGCGCACCTGCTTTTGCTTTTTCTAAATCAAATGGTTTCATAATTTTGTATTTTATATTAGTTCAATTGCTTTCTGTATTCCAGCTTCCAATGCTTCTTCATAGGTGTCCCACTGACCACCATCGTTAGGACCATCAAATATCCCATCGGTTATATGAGTGCCATTGTCAGCCTTGCATATATCATAGCCATAACCGCAAGCGTTTCTAATGATGGAAATATGTATGTTATTTGTTTCACGAAGCCATTTCTGGGCTAATGATTGTGTTGGGAAATGATAATAGTTAAAGCCTTTTTGCAATAATATATTCAAAGTGTTTATCGTTATAAGTTTATCTTCCATTTTATTCCTCCTTTTCTTTAAAGTGTTGAATCAATTCGTTTACAGTAGCCTTACGCCAATTAGGAAGTATGTCGTCAAAATCATCCGGACATGTATTTAAATCAAAGTCTCCAACTTTCCACTCTTTACCATCAAATTCTTTATAATCACTCGTACAAACAAACCATTGCATATAATTTGTATCATCCCGTAATGCGGCTATTGCCAAGAAAAGTTCTTCGTTAGTTCCGCAATCAATATCATTAGTTTTACGAATATCTTCATTGTCGAGCCATTCAGGGTGTATAGAATGATAAACATTAAGATAGGCAGCTGTACACAAACAAGACCTATCACGTCTTAATGAAGAACAGTTATATCCCAACTCCTCCAACTTCTTCCGAAGCTCCGGTGTATTCTTTCTTATGAAACACGGTGTTGTAAATCCCATAGTTATTCCTCCTTTTCTATTTTTGATTATTTCTCCAGCGTTTTTAGGTGTTTCACGATAATAAGATGTAACAGTTACTTTGCCACGTTCAACAAATGCTTCGCAACCAATAACGGCACAAACAGCATTAAACTCATGACACACAGATAGCAGTGAACATCTTTTACAGTTAATTTTATATTGTACCGCTTCATGCAGCACTCCGTCTATTATTATTCCGTTCTTTACTTCCATACCGTTCAATCATTAGAAGTTACACCCAAACACAATACTTTGTCATAAACGCCTATATCGTCAAATTCCAAAGTTAAATACTCTGTATCGTAAGGATAAGGGTATCTGCAATTTTTCAATTCTTCATCCGTCAATTTGCGTCTGACACGCATCTCGATTTCAAAATCATCGGAAAGGTTCTCTATGATTTTTCTAAGTTGTCCTACGTTCTTTATTTCCATAATCAATCTCCTTTCTCTTTAATCCGCTCTAGTACATCTCTGTTCGCTTCGAGTATATCGTCAAAAGACGGGATGGGAAACCATGCAACAACATCATCTATCACTTCATCATAATAGCCGCCATTACTTTTCATCCATTTGTTTTCAGATGAAAAATACGCTTTGAATATATCACCATTCATAACCATTACAATACAGTCGCCAGATGTGTCACAACCAGCCTTGTCCTTAACGCTTATCCAAAGGGATTGCTTTGCATGCCATTCTGCACCAGCGATAAAATCATCCTGTGTTTCTCTATACAAAATTCCTCTGTCAGCAGTATCATATATCTCGTCAGCGTATTTTCTTGCTGCTTCTTTTAATGTCTGTTTCATACTTTATTTGTTTTTAAGTTCCTCTAATATTTTATTTCTCCTGATAATCCCATACGATAATGCGGAAGGATTATCTGAAAATTCTTTTTAACCCTACGTTCACGGCATCCCTCTTGGCTTCATCAGACGGGTGAACATATACATTAAGAGTAGTGCTTATATCCGAATGTCCCAAAATCGTAGAAACAGTCTTGATATCAACCTTATTCTCAATAAGTGTGCTGGCGAAGGTGTGCCGGAGACCATGAAACTTAATACAATGATCCAATTTAACTTTATCTAAAATAAAAGTTTGGTAATATACACGCAAGCTTCTAGGCTCGATAAACTTTTCGTCACAAGTACATACATAGTAATCAGGATTGCAGACAGCGGAGAACCTTTTGACTACAGGAAGAATATCTTTAAGGATAGGTATATATCTATCCGAAGACGTTGTTTTCGGGGATCCAATCTCTACCTTAGTCTTTTTCCTTGCAGTACCGATATTGTCAGGAATGTATATACGCTCCATTGTTTTGTTTACATGGATCGTCTTATTATCCAAATCAATATCTTTCCATTGAAGTGCACAAACCTCACCTATCCTCATCCCGGTACAAATGGTAAGAAGCACTCCGAGATTGCGAGGAGAAGGATTGGATATTACATAGTCCACTATTTTCTTGTATTCATCCGGTGTATATCTTTCTAATTTAGGTGCAGCTATTTTATTTTTAGTAGGCCAGACTATTTTCCAAGACGTGTCCGGAACAATAATATCCAGTTCGTCGGATGCAAAACGGATAAGCATCTTCAAGACAATAAGTATATCAGAACAATATTTTTTTGATTTGCTACCTGAATCAAGAAGTTCATAAATGAACGACATCACTACCTTCTTATTCAATGTTTCTACATCTTCATTACCGAATTTAGGCTTTATTACATTGATAAATATCAATTGATAACAGGATAGTGTAGATTCTTTAACCTGTCGTTTCTTGATAGGCAACCATTCGGCATAAACATCAGTCAATTTCATTTTTTTTGTATTATTTCGTCATTAGCATTAGCTTTAATTATCTCCGAAAAAGCAAGAGTGTCATCCTGTCGATTGAGAAGAATATATTTTTGTTTTACTTCCTTCGTCAAAACATCACCATGATAAACATATCCCATCATACCACGAATTGACAAGTTAAGGAGCAGAATAGGTATCGAACGTGCAGACAACTCCCAACATGTTACCATATTCTGTGATGGAAAATGTTCCCATGGTATCTTTTTTCTGCAACGCTCCCACCAGTCGGATATTATCATAGAACCATTCCCGGCTGTGGGCTCATGGATAGAACCGGATTGACTTGTAATATTTGAACAAAGAACTCCTAGAATATTCGGAGTGAAATCCTGCTTTTTCTGTTTGCGTTCAGACAATTCGGTTTCATATATTTCTTGAAACCAATCGTGAGACATATCTCCGTTATTCTTTCGAATAAGCTCCTTGTAAACTTCGTTTCTAGCATCAATATCCCCATCCAACAGATTCATTACAGCACTAGGAAGATCCTTTAGATCTTCGATACCAAACAGATTAAACAACTCTTCTTTCTTCATATCCTAATTTTCTTATTATTTCGACAGTTTTTCTTTTTGCCTTACGAGCGTCAAAAGCCATTCCTTTAGCTGTGCTATACAAATAATTGTAAGGTTCAAATACAATAGTACCTTGCTTTATATAACCGATTACACGTTCTACGGCTGCATAACATAGTTCATCTACTTCCGAATAAGGTACGACCCCATTCTTTACCAGTCTTTTTTTTAGCAAAGGCAGATGACTATACATTTCATTAAGAATCAGGGTATAATCATCTGTCTCTATTGCATCTATAACCTTACCAAGATATTTCTTAGCTCTAGTATATACTTCAATGGCGGGAATAGTTCTTTTAATGGCATATACTTCTTGAATTTTCTGGGACATATATTCACTTTTTTCGTAAACAACAATTCGACCATTCTCATTTGTCATTATAACATCCTTTACCGCATCAGTGGAAGGCTCTATATTCCTGTCTACGAAAAAAAGAAGCTTTGGAAGGCTTAAACAAATATACTTAGCATTGCGGCTAATTGTCACAGCTCCTCCACGAGTACTCAACACCCTGCCACTCTTTATTACTCTTACTTGGAGAGTGGAGATATTCATCTCATATTTGGGGTAACCGGGAATCATTTTCCATTCAGTTTCACTCATTTCTTCTTGTTTATATCCGATGTTCATTACTGTTTTGTTTTTCGCAAATCCTTGATAATTATTCAAGAACTTGCAAGGTTTTACTCTAATTGATTCGTACATATTTACCTGCGATATCGCAAGTTCTTAATACCTCTGCATTCTCTTCACCGAAAGCGATTAGGATACTTCCGCAACCGGGCGAATCTCCACGAGTCCCATCAGGTCGGAAGAACCTAATCCGGTTACGCAAAAACTTCATCGCTGTTGCCTTTTCGAATATGACATCCTGAAACATCTTTGAATCACAACGATTAAAGAGTAATGCAATTCCGTTTTCGTGCTCTGCTAAACGCTTGACAAACTGTTCAATAAGCGGACGGGAATAAGGAGGATTAAGCCATACTCGACCAAACCACTCTTTTGATAGACCATCATCGTTCTTGTTGTACATTTGTACAGCCGTTTGCCAAAGCGGTTTAACCGGAGCGCATGGATCTAAATCGAACTTTCCCAATGCGTCTATAATTTCTTTTGGCGTGTACCATTCATCGGTGGTATTAACCGATTTCTCAAAGGTTGTATTCATTGAAAATATTTTAATTAATTGTCCAATTCTTCTATCGCTTTGAAAATTTCAAGAATCACCTGCGGAACTATGGCGTTTCCGTATCCTTTGACTGATTCCTGTCTCCACTTTGTGAAAGGAATGGTAAGGTTGTCCACATCAAAGGGAAGCCCATCATTTCCTCGACAAACAGGGGATTGAGTTGGGAAGTTTTGCCAGTTTGAGCGGCTATGTAATGATTCAGTTCGGATTTTCTGCTTGTACCGTCCTTTCTCTCCTTGCAGCATCCGTTGTGATTGGAACTCGCAGTAGGTGTCGGGAGCAATTCCATCGGATAGAACCTTGTCTTTCCGTTCTCGTCGCACCTCTTCAGTCCTTGAGTCTGCACAGTGGGCAATAAACCACACTCTGTCTCTTCTGTGGGGCGCTCCGACAGCACAAGCCGGAATAAGCAACGGTTGGACGGAATATCCTTCTCGCTCAAGGTCTTTACAGATGGTTTCGACAACATACTCTTGTCGTAGCAATATTCTTTTTCGGTTATCTTCTCCGAAAAGAGAGGTTTGGCTTCCCACTTCAGTCTCCTTGCCGGGCTGAACCATCGTGAGGATTCCAGCAACGTTTTCACCAATAACCCAATCGGGTCGGATTTCTCGTATAGCACGGAGCATGTGCGGCCAGAGGTAGCGGTTATCATCCGCTCCCTTTCTCTGACCTGCGAGGGAGAAAGGCTGGCAAGGAAATCCGCCTGTGAGGACATCGATTCTTCCTTTCCATTGACTAAAGTCTGTTTTTGTAATATCTTCATAATGTTCTGAATCAGGAAACCAATATTTTAGTATCTCGTTGCAAAAAGGGTTTATCTCACAGTGAAAGGCATTTTCCCATCCCATCCATGAAGCTGCAACGCTAGGGGCATCAAAGCCGCTGAATAAACTGCCATGAACTAATTTCATTTTTATCTAGTCTTAATTGATGTTATCCATCAAGTGGTCCGCTATCGCATACACCACCAGGTAAAATAAGATGTTAACTCCTAGGAGAAGGAGGATGTTTAGGAGTATTCTCATCTGCGGGAAGATCCTTTCAATTCGATTACATTAAACATCTCTTTCACTCTATCAGCGATATAATCACCGTATTTGTTTCCAAACTCTGTATCAGGGTTCAAGTTGGTAGTAGCATGAGTTACAAATTCCCTTCTGACTTCATAACGAAGCTGGAGAATAGTTTGCACTACGTTAATACCGGTCCCATAGTGTTTAGAGTCGACCGGTTCCCTCCCCAGTTCATCTATTGCTAGATTACACATACATTCCCTATCAGTATATTGAGCAATACCATTCATCCCTTTTTCGGCATATAATAAAGCTATCTCGATAGCACTAGAAAATTTAAAGCCTAATCTATCGTTGTTGCATCCATACCGGTAACGGTTTATCTTCCCCAGGTAACGTTGAAGCCCCTTTATTAAGACTGATTTCCCAACTCCTAAAGGTCCCCATAAAAGCAAACCTTTTGAAGAATCTAATAGATTGCTTTTACACCAGACATAATTATACATCTCGGATAGAATATTTTTGTTGCGTTCATCAACGATAAACCCCGGTTCCACCTCTTTCATGGAGTTTATAAACTCTTTTTTCCAAAAGCATTCTATCCGGTCCTTTCCCCAATCTATATCCTGTCCATGAATATGATATCTAACCGAAGGAGATTGATTTAATTCCTGCTGACTTAATTTCACCACTGGGATTATCTCCCCGATTGTTCTGATTGTTTCCATACTTCAATTTTAACCATTCTTGATAATCACGTTCAGTTCCCGTAAATACAACCCCGGTCCAATCAGACTCAATTGCTCTTTCAATCTGCCGAATGGCAAACTCTTCTTCAAACTTGGAAAGTTTATCAAGCGAAAGCTGAAGAGCATAGTTAAGCTTCTTCTTCCATTTCGGAGTTTTACGGAGTGCTTCCCATGCTGACATAAAAGCCATAGAAGTGAAAGGGTAAACCAACGGAGTTTCATCCCCTTTTTCCTTTCGGGATTTCTTCTTTGGAGAGGGGGGAGTCTCACGCACGTGTGCGTGACTCTCTACGTTTATAGTTTTATTAATATCTATAATAGGTGAAATTTCAATATCATCAGTACCATTTACCGATGATATTACCGGAGTAGTATTTTTATCATCAGTATTTTCATCAGTACGTAGTACCGAAGAAATTACCGTATTATTTACTGATGATTGAGTATCTCCTATTTTGTTATCATCAGTATTTTCTCCGGTATTTTCATCAGTACCATTTACCGATGATATTACCGATGATTTAATATCATTACTTAGGTTTGTCTGAAAAGAATAATAGCATCCTACCCTCTTATCTCTACATGATTCGAAAGATATTAAACCTGCATCAGCAAGTATTTTGCGTGATTTTCGTAGTGTTTTATCCCATATATTCAATGAAGTACATAATACAGAACTACGAGCCTCAAACACCTCTTTCCATCCCTTTTCATTGCAAATAGATATTAGTTCATAATATAATGCCTGATCTATTGCAGTGAGATAAGTATCATTTCTAATCTTCCGAAGCTTGGATATTAACTGATAACTATTCATAAACGAAAATATCTATTTGCTGCACATTCATCAAAAGACTTCACACGCTCTATTAGACGCTTTTGTTTGCGTCTAAAGGACAAATCATTATCATACCTATTGTGACATTCCCGGCACAATCCAACTATATTCAAGGGATTTGTATAGTGTTCGGGATACATGCTTTTGGGAACTAAATGTGCAGCATCTACAGCCGGTTTACCACATATAACACAATAGGAAGGAAGGTTTTCCTTAATCTTGGCTATTTCTCTGTTACGTTGTGCTTGTTTAGTACTAATCTGTTTCATATAAGTTATTTTAAAAATAGTTCCCGGATACCGAACCAACGGACACCGGGATTATTTATTTACCATGCTTCATTGCATGACAATCTTCACATAGCGTTTCAAGGCAATACAAGAACTCTAATTCATGACCTACGATAGAATATCCCGCAACCTCATAGACTTTATGATGAATCTCTAAATTGTAGGTTTTACCGCATACTTGGCAACGATGCCCGTCACGAATACGAACCTTTCGTTTCACTTCCTCCCAATATGGGTTATTCTTCAGGCTCTTCCGATACTTCGATGGCCTCCCCTTCTTGTGTGCTAGTCTCGTCATTATTTTCCTCCTTTCTCCATGGACTTTCTTCTATTGGAGAACGATGTAATTCATGTCGTTGAACAGATGTAGATTCACCGGTTGATGAATCAACCAAATCCTCTATCCATTGTTCCAACCAAACATCATATCCATCTTCTTCCCATACCTCAACAATATTCTCACCCTCACCAAACTGACGAACATTTTTTCGTGTATCCTTGAAATCAATATTAGGAAGATCATAACCTAATTCCTTAAATGCTTCCTGGTTCTTTTCTCCAGAGTTAAACAAGTCATTGTATTCGTGTTTCGGAATTTCCTGAACCAATGCCAAACGAAAAGCATCATTCACCCATGAGTAATACAAATAATACCCCATAACAGGGATACGGAAGGTATCAATCATTTTTAGGGGATAATCTCTAACTCCTTTTTTAGCAAGATTAACAAGGTCCTTAAATTGGGTATGTAACGCTGAAATTTTCGCTTCAAACTCCTTCTTTTCATTATTGAATTTAGCTTTTAACGACTCTAATTGCGCTTCTAATTCCGGCATCTGTTCTTCCGCAATTTCACCGTAATTAGCACGAATAGTTGAGATTTCATAATCATCCATCACCCGATTGGCTATTACATCTTTTTCCTGAATGGCAATAAAGTTCTCCGCCAGTTTCTTTTTTATATCATCCATACATACACAATCGGGAAATATAATCTCTGGAAACTTTACTGTTGTTGGAAGTTTGAATTGAACTTCTTCTGGAGAGTAGTCTTTTAAATCAATCATTGTTTTTTATTTTAGTTAATCATACAATATCGTCAATAGCAACCGGATGAAGCATTTTCTTACTCCATTCCGGAAGTTGCATATCAATAATACCACGGGCACCTTCTTCCGCATTAGCATCATAGCCGGGGAACCACTTCTTTTCAAAGCAGTCCTTTACGATGGAAAGAGCATAGTGATATTTATATTTGCCATTTGCAAGATCATCAGGAGACCAGAATAGAACAGCAACATCAAAAGGCTCAACTGTCTGTAACATTATCATTATTGTTACATTAAAGTTTCGTCCTGTAATACTACTCATTACTTCTTGGTACATTCCTTCTGAAAGCTCGTATTTAAGCTTCGCACAATCATAGTAGAACTTACCGAGATCATCGGCTCGTGTGGTCTTGAAGGAAATTACAGCATTTACACCAATATTTTCCTCTACATTAAAATAATCCGGCCTAACTCTAACATCCAACCCTGTTTCTTCATCCTTGCCATAAAAAGACACCTCTGAATAAGCCCCTTTCAATAATTGGGGGATAATACCACCACCATACCAATAATAGTTTCTCTCAAGAGCTTTTATTATCATACTCATATCTTCACTGATAAAGGAGTAACCCAGATCCAAACATTTCTGTTTTTTATAATCACGGTAATCTTTAAGATCGCTAAAGTTCCATTTTTCAGAGGGCATTTCTTCTTCGACATCTGGAACATAGTTCTTATCATTTGATAATAACTCGTTATAGAACTTAATCATAACTATTACACCGTCTTTGGAAGATTGATTACATTTAGGTTCTACTTTGACAAGTTCAAATAAACGTGGCTCCAAGAATGCCATGTGGGCAAATGTGCCTAGTTGAAAACAGGGCTTTTCTTTTTCCTCAAATACCCTTTCATAATCATAGTAAAATGAACGAGGAGTCTTGAGGGCATTTTTGAGATTAGAAGAAGAAATATGCTTGCTTTTCAAATACATCTCCATTGGATCTCGCTTAACCAGTCCGTTAACGCTTAATTCTTTCAAATCAATATTAACGGGTGGCTTGTGAGAATTTGAGTATATAAAATCAAGCATTTCTTCTTTGGTAGGATAATCTTCCGGATTATAAGCAGAAGGGTTGAGTTCTTCCCCTTCTGCAAATCCATTCAAGTCAAATGCTTCCATTATCCGGCAACAGGTAAGTTTATAAGCAGGGGTTTGACAGACCAATTGTCTGATTGGAAATTATTGGTTTTATTCTTCCTTTTACCCATGTACGTGATTTTAAGGGGAGTTCCTTTTTTAAGAGCACCATTCTCAATATATTGCTCCAAAATACCGACTAATCTTCTGGAACCGTTAGTTATAGTTTGAACTGTTCCGTCTGCCTTTCTTTCTAAGAAGAAAGCACAATCTAAATCTATTAATTCATCTGGATTGGTAGCACTCAATACCTTTTGTGGTTTGATTTCTACAAAAAATATTTTCTTAAATTCTCCAGCCTGTTCTGGAGACCAATAATTACCGCACAAGTCTATTGGAAGTTCTTGGGCATCATCCAAAGAAGGAAGATTGTCTTTACTCAAATCTGCTGTTTGGATCTCAAATACAGATTCTTTCTCTCTAATGGTTAATTCTTTTTCTTCTTTCATATCTTATATTATTTAAAGTGGTTAATCGAAATAAATAAAGCGCCTATCCTCACGAACCGACGCCTCCGAAAATGAATTTAAACGACAAAATTTTGTTCCTAGATACCGAACCAACGGACACTAGGATAGTATAGAACATGTAAAACTCAAATATAGGGACTCGCACCCTACGACATCCTGGGGTGTCGGCATTGGGTTAATTAATAAATGAATGGTTATTTGCGATTTTGAAGACATTTTAGAATATTGCCTTTTTCTATCGCTTCTATTAAGTCGGATAGTTTATAATAAATATACCCTTTTGCTTTTTTGATTGGTTCTCCTTCTTCATCCATTACTTCCTCAATACCAAATTGATATGGATATATAAGTTTTCTTTTCTCTAAATTTTTAAGAACTCCGCTTCCGAAACGGTCTTCCGCATCGGATTTGCATATAAGAATTTTTTTATTTTTGAGATTTGCACTTCTTTCATTCTTATATGCTTCAATGCCAAATTTAATACCTATCTGTATAGCTTGGCTAATAATGGGATCATCCATATACCCTCCTATTCTTTTTGATGAATTTCCTTAGAGCTTCTTTCCAGTAGCATTAATATAGTAAGGACTACCATTATAGTGGCTGATATAGTCTCGTTAGTAGTCATTTCTAATTGCATTGCCAGACGCATAGACATTCCTAAAGCAATGACCGCAATTACATTCTGAATTTTATGAATTGTTTTCATAGAACATATTTTTATAGTTAATATTAGGCAGCGAACATCAAATCACTATCTCTTTTAGGTCGAACAACCCTTGCTGATATTCGAGCACCGGAACGCATTCTTAACCTTCTCATGTCCATTTGGGAATTAGGAGTTATAGCTAATATGAAGAACCACACAGAAAAGAAAATTTCAATCCCATGCTTTCGTATTTCTTTCAAATCGAAATTTCTTTTTGCCCTATCACATAGAATATATAAAGTAAGCTCGACATTGTTATTAATGCCTAGTTTCTTATGAATGTCCCGTATTTGCGCTTTTATCGTCCAAACCGACTTTTTAAGTAAATCGGCTATTTCATCAGGAGTTTGCCCTTTTGCTACTTCATGAGCTACTTGATACTCACATTGTGATAAAGGTTCCATTATGCAGTCCTTTTAATTTTAAAGTACTTAAATCCTTTAATGACTTCCTTTTCACCTTCTCTTTCTATCAGTACTTTATATTTTCTTTTTAACCGATAACGAGCCGAACTCATAACACAATCATAGCTTTCATCAGGTATTCTAACTACTTCTCCTAATTTCAATTTAGAGATAGAATTTACCCAATCTCCTGTTATTGTTTTAATTCCTTTTGTCATAAGATTAATTATTTGATTATTATTGTGGATGGTGCTGGAGTCGAACCAGCCTCACGGATTATTGGTGCACCTCACCGCAGTTTCAGCCACGAAACACAACCACCCGTTTGCCTGCACCAAAAGATGCAGGACTTGTCATTTACTACTAATACCAAAAAGGTGCACTATCTTCGCAGACCGTACACCATACCATAAAACACCATTAAAATATTATTTGCCTAATAATATACCCGCTATAAAACCCAATATAAAAATGATTATTTTTATATGTATGATAATAACATCATCATTGTCTTTCATGCCTACTGATATAATTATAAATATTATCTGCCGCATCAATTAAAGAATGAGTTGTATACACATTAGAGATTCTTAATGCATATTTAATACACCTTTCTCTTAATTTCTTTTCTCTGTGTTTTCTTATAATGTTAAACATAACTATTTGGATTAAAAGTTTGCGCCCGTACCTTGATCCGATCAAGACCTCACGCAAACAGTGCAACTGTCTGTACGGGCTATATGTTGAATCACTTAGATAGCGTTATAGCTCGCCTAACCTGCTATATGCTTACTGATAAAGACTTTTCGGACTTCCAAGTGATATACGTTACTAATTCGAACCTTCAACCGGTCTCGGCATTTCTGCTACGGTTGAATTTCTTTTCGTGTGAACCAAAATGTCAAAGAACTAATCAATGTGCCCGTAGCAAATATTCTCTACGTTGATACGGGCTTTTATTCCCCGTCCGACTGGTTTTCCTTACTCACAGCGCTGATTGTCGTAGGTGCTTTATGTCGGATTATCAGACTACCTTTTTACGGGTTATATTTTATCTCCAAGAACTATCACGATTTACATAATCTGCATGATTTCCGGCAAAGAATGCTTTCAATACATTTCCCTTGCTTGCATTGAATATCGGCTTGAAAGATTTCTTTTCCTCTTCAATCTCTCTGTATTCTCTTTGCTGTCTCTTTGCCAAGAACCAAGCTTGTTTCAAGGCCTCACTCAAAGAGATACGACGATACGCTTTCAAAACATGAGCGTGTTTCATTATCTCACTGTTATTGAATTTTCCGTTTTCTGTCAAAAATGTAAATGCGTTCATCGTCTTACCTATTTTTAGTTATGTAAAAAATTTGCTTTTCTCGTTCAATCTTCGTTACTTTGCGTTGATTGATTGATTGATGTTGCAAAGATAGATATTTAATCTAATAAACAAATAGATTATCTAATATTAATTTAGATATTAACTCTAATTAACTTATATGGGATTAAAAGAAAGATTATTGCTTTTTATTGATTACAAGGGAATATCTACGCAAAAATTTGAGCGTATTGTAGGGCTAAGTAATGCTTCTGTATCAAAAATGGGAGATAATACTAGACAATCTACATTAGATAAAATATCTACCATCTTCCCTGATTTAGATATAGCATGGCTTAAAACAGGAATTGGCAATATGATAAATGAAAACAAAAACACCGCAGGAAGAGACAACTACGGTTCTCAAGGGAGTGGAGATAACAAATCTTCATATTCCAATGTAGGAAATACGAAGATTTCCGTAACAATGCCCGAATCCGGTACCCAAAAAATTATTAAGCCCACCGGCGAAGTTGAAATACACCGTCTTGATCCAAGCGATAAATCAAACTCGGAAGAGCTCGATAGGCTAAAACAGCGCATTCAGGACTTAGAGCGGATTATTGCGGAAAAGGACGCAACTATACAATCCAAGGATGATACTATTAAGTCTAAAGATGAATTAATATCTTTCTTGAGGGCTGATAGGCAATAGGCGGTAATGTATTAGATTAAGGTATTATATTCAAAGGCTGAAAGTCAACACTTTGCGAAGAAAAAAAGTTTAACCAAATACCGTATTAAAATAACAAATTATTAGTATTATACTATAATAAACAACAATCAAATATATTAATCAACAAAAAAAATAAGAGATTATGAAAAAGACACTATTATTAGTTTGCGCTATCATCGCACTTTATTCATGTGAAAAATCAAATGAAGACAAAGCAAGAGAGGTTATCGAATCAGAATTAAAAACAACGATGAAAGATTGGAATAGTTATGAATTTGTAGAAATATCTAAAGTAGATTCTGCATTCACTTTATTTATGGATAGCCAAGAAGGCAAAGCTATAAGAGAACTACAATCTGCCCTGTCGTCAAAAAAAGCTGAATATGAGGTAAATTCAAGATATCCAGAATTATATAAAGAAAGAATCCAGGTGATGAAAGATAGTATTCCAATTATTGAACACATGGAAGATAGCTTAAAAAACGTGTATGACACAAAAGAAAAAGAATATAAAGGAGATTTTATAGGATATAGAGCCAAATTCAAATATAGAGGAAATAATAGCCTTGGCGGAAAAGATATCAGTTCTTCTATATATTTCTTCAATCCTGAAATAACACAAATTACAGATCGGATTTCATTAGACTGATGAAACCATATATCCAAAATTGCTCCTGTGAGAGAACAAACGCCCTTCACTGTTCTCTCACTCCTACCTGCAAAGGTTGGGGATGCCGGTTTCTCGGTACACCCATAACAGAGACACCAACCAACGAAAAAGAAAAAGCAAAACTATTCTCCTCAGTCTATCGGGAAGCAAAACAAAAGGGAGTATTAGAGTGTCCGCATTACAGATCATTGTTTATTGACGAAGTACTGGAAAGGCTTTCTCCAAATACATAGTCGGCCACTTTACTTATTACTTTGTCAATTCTCGAGAAGTCCCGTTTAATATAGGTATCCGTTATTGTCTTACCATCTGAATGGTTCAGGCATAGCGATATATCGTCTTTACTTATATCGCATTCATTACGGGCAATAGTAGCGAAAGAATGACGAGCAGAATAGAATTGAATATAATCTATCCCAATCTCCTCACACAAAGACCTCATACCCCGATGTATTCCTTTCGTCAGATTACGTATATTACTATATCTCTTATAAAAATCAAATAGACACTTTCCAGATGGATCACGATATTTTTCAATGATGGGGAGTGCCAAAGGGTGAATGCATACAGAAATAAAAGCCTTATCCTTTCTCCGATCTTTTGTTTTTTGGCGTTCATACTCTATTCTACCGTTTACCATTTGACAATCAAGCATATCAATCGCATTCATTCCTGCCAACAGGAAAGACAAAATATAAATATCACGGGTAAAAGTAGTAGTTCTTTTTCGTTTATTTATTGGAGAGTAATTATAGATTTTCCTGATTATATCAACATCTACAGCCCTTTTCTTTGCTTCTAATACCGGAGGAATAGTATACACCTTGAACGGATCATTAGTGATAACAATATCACCTTTTTCATAATCATTATAGTGAAGCAATGCAGCATTAAACACCGACTGAATAATTCCCATATAAGAGTGTACGCCAGTATCATTCAAAGCCGGTTTTCTAATTGTCCTATACTCTTGTTTTGCTGTTCTGTTTTGCCTGACAGTGATTAATCTTTCTTTTCGCAACCATCCTTCGTATTCTCTTAACAACTTAGACGTTAAGTCTTTTATTGAGAGTTTATCATTACCATTTTTATATTTAAGAAAATGACAAAGCGCATTTATTCCGGTAGTCTTAACTGTTCTAGTTCCCGCATTGGGAGTCATTTGGATATGCTGTCTAGCAAATTCTATGAAATCTATATCCTTACGCTTCTTCCGTCTTTCGATCATTAAAACAATATCCTTAGACGTCTCACATTCCTGGACAATCTCTTGATTATCATTTATAATATGGCGATACTCCTTCACTATATCATCAAGTTCTTCTTTTATTTTTTCCAAAGTAATAGTACCTGAAGCCGATTTTTTCTTAAATCGAACCATATCCGTATATATAGGAGTTGATATATACGATGATGTTCTGTTATGTGATATTCGGATTTTGGGATTGTATGTACCATCCGATTTTTTATGATGCTTAAATACTACCCATGATACAGTTGCCATATTTTTTTATTTTTTCGTAAATCATTTGTAAAACAAAGATAGAAATCTTAATGATAAAAACTCCGGAACATCTACCTTTTTAACATAACAAAAAGCGTAATAACAAACTATATGAGGGATAAAACGAGTATAAAGGCTCTTTT